CAGACCAGTTTCCCGTTGGGGTACCGGTACGTGTTCTCCTCGGTCAGCAGATGCCCGTTGCCACAGAGCCTGCCGATCTCCAGCTTGGCGCGCGGCTTGGACGGACCCAGATGTCCCTTCCGCTGGCTGTCGCAGGTGCGGCAGCGCACGCGGGCACCCTCCATGTACACGTTGTCTTCGTCCAGCAGGTGGTTGCTGCGGCACCTCCCACCCACGACGTATGGCTTCGGACCCGGCATGACTAAACCCCCTCGTTAGGTTCTACTGCTTCGCAGCTTACCCTAACTTGGGGGCTCGGTCAACCTGGGTTCTCAGGTGATTTGGGGCTCCAGATTTAGTTCGTTTCTAGAACCAAAACTGACTGGTCGGTGATTAAGCCCAGGCCCCAGATCGAGTACCAGGCCAGGCCGTGCTCACGGCCATAGTCCAGAATACCGGAGTCGCGCAGTTCGACCGGGAGGGAGATGGCGTGGCCGAACGCATTGTCGCCAATCATAATGGCGTCGTGGAACTGCGCACCACTAGTACCGGAGACGAACTGCGGGGTGACCTGAGTGGTCTCGATGAACACCGCGTCGTTGTAGCGGCCGATTTCTCCAAGCATAAAGGAGCCCGGCTGCGCGTACTTACTAACCTCGATAAACTCGGGGTCATCACGGAGCTGCCGCGACTGCGCCGGGTGAATGAAGGTGACGAAAGTGTCGCCCAGACGGGGGGTGTTCTTGCTGGCCAGAGTCAGAACAGCGTCCTTTATCAGAGCCGTTGTAAAGACGAAGTTACCAGCGGAGAGTGCGGCGCGGTTAGCGGCCGGAACTCCGTGGTCGTAGGGGCTCAGCGGCGTACGCAGAGACCCGGCGAGGGCGGGCTTGTTATATCCCCAGAGAATGGACGACGCCTGGAGCAGCGTGTCGCGGGCGGACCCGTCCAGGTACAGCGCCATAGAACGGCCGAGCAGACGAGCTGCGCTGGCCATGACGTCATCGAAGCTGGCATTCAGGAGGAACTCGGTGGTCGCGACTGCCTGGCCATGTTCGGCCACGGTGATCGAGAACTGCGAAGCTGTTAATGGCTGCGTTTCCATACGCACGCCTTCAACGAGCTGCTTCGCGGGAGCGAGGTTATTGTAACGCATGAAGTTAACCGTGGTGCCCGGGGCCTGATTCAACTCCGTCTTCTTAATGGCGAACTGCTCAAATCGTAAGATCGGCATCGCCTGGAAGAGGATCTCCTTCGACCAGAGGGTCTGGATTGCAGCGGTGAGCTGTGAATTGGCACCGTTGTACGCGGTCGGCGCGGCAGCCATCCAGTTGCTGCCGGTAATCGAGCTTCCTGCCATCGTCACTCCTTAAAGTGAGCTGTCGGCCGGACGGATTGTGTGCCGACCATTCGTAGGCTACTTCCTATGCTACCCGAATATCCCAGCGTTTTGTGGCCGGGCCATTCCGTACTGCTGACGCAGGGCCTGATACTCGGGCGAATTAATCGGCATTGCTGCAATGTCTTCCGCCGAATAGTTCCTGGTCGAGGCCATCGCTTCCGGGCTGCCGACATTACCGGCAGTGGGAGCTACACCCGGAGCCGCTGCCCGCTGGGCAACCTCTGCCGACTGCATCCCTTCCAGTATCGCACGAGTCTCATTCTGGATAAGAGCGATGGTGTTATCGATCTCTTCCTTCGTATTACCCCAGGCACCCCTTGCCTCCATAATGTTGACGAGGTTGGGCGCTATCCCGAAGTAACCATTCGCCGGGTCTGGCTCAGCCAGCTCCGCGAGCTTGGTGATGCGGTACCGGTCAAGGTCCGCGATCTCCCTTTCCTTGGCGAGCATGACGTCCCGGCGGGCCAGCTCCTCATTCTGCTGGGCGAAGCGTGCCTGGTAGGCGGCATCCCGCTCAGCCCATTCCGCATCGCGCTTTGCGATTAGCTCACGAAGCTCTAGGCCCTCTTCGTCCTTGGCCTTCTGCGCGGCTGCCGCCTCCTGCTCCTCGCGGACCTTCGCCTCGGCTGCCGTCTCGCGCTCTGCCTGAAGCTCTGCGAGCTGCTCCTGCGCTACCTTGAAGTCCTTGTTCAGCTCGTCGATGCGCCCGTACAGGCGATCGTGGGCCTCCTTGCGGCCCTTCTCCGTGGCGGCGTTAAGCTCGTCCTGGCTAAAGGTCTGCGCGCCCTGGAGGGTGGTGTTCTGCGGGGGAACGGTCTGGCTGGTCGGTGCGGTACCCGGCTGCGTGGTGGTCGTGATGGGAGTAGTCATTGCTTATCCTTTGCTAGTTCTCCGATTAATCCACTGTGGTACATTCTATCTAATTATCGTCTTTGTCTAGTAGACGACGCTGGGGGACGTTGGGCAGGAAGGCCATCTTCACGATGTCGGCCATGATCTGTTCCTGACTTCCGCCGATCAAACTGGTAAGGCCACCCGGGAGCTGGACAGCTTGTGGTGTCACCTGCTGTGGTGCATTCGCAGTGCTCGCGCTAGCACCCGGCTCAGGCTTCTCACTCGGTACCGGCTCCGCACCCTCTTGCGGAATGACTCCGGTAAGAGCCATGATCGAGGCATCGACGTAGCTATTGAAGACACGCAGCGCGGCCTGCATCTTCGCGTCGCGCATTGCCTCCTGCTCCAGCTCAGCCAGCCGTTCGTCGGGGAACTCAACGCCCAGCTCGGTGAGCATCGACTTGCGCGATACAAGACCGAGCATCTGTGCCTGAGTCAGCTCCTGCAGTTTGACAATCTTATCGATAGGCAGGTTCGGCTCGAACTCGATATCAAGGTCATAGACCTCAGGGTCTCCCGGGTTCAGCATCGGCTGCTGGCCAAGCTGCTCGTCCAGGATGCCATCGGTATTGGGGTCGTACAGCACCGTGTTCGGTTCCTTCATGAACAGAGTCTGTAGCGCTATCTGCGAGACCTCCTTGATGCCCTCGCCGTACTGGGTCATCTTCAGCCCGGCCCATTGTGTCGTGGGCATATACTGAATGGCGAGCGCGACGCCACTCGTGTTGGAGATAGGCTGCGCCTGGCCAAGGGCGTTCTCGGGTACGTGACCCTGCTCGTGCATACGCACCCTGAGTATCTCCAGGAACTCCATCGCGGGCGCGAGCCCTTGGAATCCGCCCTCAAGGTTATAGACCTCAGCGTGCTCTCCCGGGACATACCACATCTTCGCGGGGCCCTTCTCCATGTTCGCAGGCTTCGAGCCCTTGACAATGGTGACGGGTGCGACATGGTAGTTAATGATGTCAACCACATCTGTGGCGACCTCGTTGTAGCACCGATTCAACGGAATGACCCCATCCACATCGCCCAGTCCCCAGGGGCTGCCGGACACCGGAACATTGGCAATGTGCACGACGGGAATTCGCCCAAGCTCATTCGGCGTCTCACGGATCAGGTCGTCGTTAAACCATTCCTTGATAACCTCGTCGGTGATCTCCTCGACGTACGAGTTGACCTGGCGGGTGCCGTCAGGCATCGTATCCCAGAATTTGTACTTCTGCTTGAAGGAGATCATCTTCCCAGGTATATGGGGGTGCCAAACTGGGAAGCAGTGGGAGGGGTGCAGGTTGTAGAGAAGGATTCGGCCCTGGCCGGTAACGGGATCTGCCGCATCAGTGCCGGGGTCAGCGTACGCTACCTTGATAAAGACGTCGCCTGCTACCGAACCCATCTGGCCAATTGACCAGAGGAGCTGCTGCCTATTGTTATCCTTACTCCAGATGCGGTCGAGTAAGGCGGGCGTGATGTGCTGGAAGGACTTGTCTACCTTGACCGTGAATCCCTTAGAGAAGCAGTGGTTGGTCATGAAGTTCGATAGGGCCTGGACGTAGTTGAATACGAGCTGGGGCTCGCCCGCCTGCTTACGGTAGGCCCAGTGGTGACCTAAATAGAAAGCTTATTCAAGCCCAGGAGTTCGCATAGCGAATCATCCTGGGACCATGCACTTCAAACTCTTCATCGCTGATATCAATCAGCCCTAACGGAGAAACCTGCATTGCTAGATCCCCGCCAGCCGCCTTCATCGAAGGCGAAGCGAAATCCATAGCCATTTACCTCACCTCCGATCCGTGTTAACGAACGGCCTGAGGTATTCAGCGGCACGCTCTAGGGCGTCAATGTTGTCCTTCAAAGAACCTATGCCAAGGTTGCATTGGAAGCATAGTATTCCCCGGACAGCACCAGTTTCGTGGTCGTGGTCAACGCAGACTTTCTTGACCTCAGCCAAAGTAATAAGACAGATTGGGCAGCGACCAAGCTGGGCGTCGTACATACGATCCCAGTCTTCGGGCGTGATCCCGTACCTCTTGCGAAGCTCCCGGCGTCGGCGCGTCTCTACGTCAAGCCCCTGCTCGCGTCGAAGCTGCTGCTTCTCGCAATGACACTGCAAGCACTGCGTGTCGTACCCGGACTTTTGCGACTTGTTCTTAGCGAACAGCTCTTTGTCTTTGGGCAGCTTGCATCGCGTGCAGACTTTCTTTCCGTCAGCACGCACTTCAGCTACCGGCCATCTACTCATGGGTCTATCTTACCAGCAGCCTGGCGGGTCTTCTCGTGCTCCGCAGATATGTGCAGCCTGCTCTTCTCATGCTCCGCAGTAATGTGTGCCTTCATCGCGGCGTGATGCCTCCCGGCGAGCCGGTCCAGGTGGAACACGGCAATGGAGAAGCAGATGGCTGAGGCAATGAGGTTGCCGACCACAATCCCGTTGGGCCAGTCAAAAAGTATTCCGATGAGGTGTTCCACATTTACGTCTCCGAATTAAGGTATTCGAGATACGCACCGACCGATTCAAACTCTTCAAATCCCTTGCGTCGTGCGTTGAACCGGGTCTTGATAGTGTGCTTAACGATGCGGTTAGCGGCCTCAGTGTCCTTACCGACGACAGCCTGAACCCCGTCTTGCCGAAACCTTCTGTTGGCTTCGACAAGAGTAGTGCGCGTCAGGGGAGTCTCGTAGTCCTCGTCACGAGGTTTGGCGTTAGCCCTACGATCCCTGAAGACCTCGGTCATCAGTCAATGACGGTACTGGGATTCCTGCGCAGGTACGAGCCACCAGTCCGGTCAACCGCAACGTACTTCTGCTCGGCCTCGGGGCCAGCACCCTCGGAGAAGCCCTGGAGGAAAGAGGGGGCGGAAGTCCACGCAGCGGAGCCCATGTGCATTCGCTCCCTGATAACCTCTTCGGCGGTCTTAATGAACACCGGCTGGTTATGGTTGGGACGCCCGGGAGCGGTGACATATCCCTGGGAAAGGCCGACCGTGAACTCGTCGGGGACGTCCGTGTCGGTAGCAATGCCCTCTTCGAAGCGCAGCGGGCCTCGGCCACCGGGCGCATTCGGGGCGATCTTCGCCTCGAAAACTGTTCCTGTCCTCTCGGGCGAAACAGCGACAGGGGCTAAGGGGGAACTCAGTTCTGCATCAGCCATGATAATCCTTTCAGTGGCCTTCCTTACCAGGATAGCATCTTACGGATAGACAAAGGAAGAAGTGAAAATCAGCGTGACGCCCTGCTCCTTCGGGACAACGAACGCGAGTGTCATTCCCTCACGCGACTTCTTGTTGAGGAAGTCTTCGAGACTTTCCTGGTTGTTGTCGGGGCCGTAGTGCCAGGGAAACTGTGGCCAATCGACGCACGTGTAAAAGATTCTGCTCTTTGCCTTTGCCATTACTGTTCCTCATCCCAGTACAGGTGCGGGAAGACCTTGCGGGGGAAGCCGCCGTCAACTAGCTTCCGCATCTTCACCGGATCACCAAAGGTGTGGTCGTATTCTATCGACAGCCTGTCATTCGCCATCGGGTTATGCTGACCGACCCACAACCTGGTCTGGTACGTTGCACCTATCGATGAGTGCCACAGATGGTAGACCGGGTTAGGCGTCGTCTTGTGTCTCGCGTAAAGTGTATCAAGCGCGCGGGCGAAACTAACATCCTCGCCGCCCCAGCCCGCGAACCTCTCATCCATTCCGCCGACTGTTTCGAATGCCTCGCGGGGCATCATCTGGATCAGCGCGCCGAACCAGTGACCGAATGCTGCACGCTCCCGGTTCCCCACAAGGTCCTCGGACGGAGGGTAGGGTATGCTCAGCGGGTCTTGAGGATTCGTTTCGAGTATCTGCATCGTGTAGTCTTCGGTGAACCGGTAGAAGCGCCGGTAGGGAACCAGCCACAACGGCCACCGTGACTCGCGGATTAACTTCGCAGCGTCCAGTACATCCTCTTCGCACATGTAGCAGTCGGCATCCATGATGACGAAGATGTCACCAGTAGCGCGGCGCGCTGCATAGTTCACGGCGGCGGTCTTGCAGAACATCGGGGACTCGGATACGCCCATCACGATTTCAGCACCAGGCAGCGCGCTCTCCCAGTACGCCTTCAGCCACTCCCAGACCTTCATACGGTGGTCGCCCTTGTGACTCTTGAAGGGGACTAGCAGGCTGATCCCCTCGCCCTTAGGTTCGCTCACAGGGACCTCCAGACGTCCCACAGTTCATGCTGCCTGTCCTCCACCGTGTAGCGGTGGGCCCGCTGGAGCTTGCCGACTTCGAGCTTCAAACTGATCGAGAGACTGTAGTCGTTGAACTTGAACATGCCGCCCTCGGTGTCGAGCGAGGGGGCGTACTCGAACCGGCGGGGGATGCCATACGAGTCCGCAACGATCAGCCCGTGGAGGGAGGACGACACGATCTTGCGGCACTCACCGATGGTGCGGACAATAGTCAGCGGGTCCTGGTTGAACTGGATGACCTTGTGATTGCCGAACTTGGTAAAGCGAGGGTCGGTACTAAGCCGGTTGTCACTCCAGTGGGGGACGATACCGATGTCGTATTTCTTCGCCTTGATGGGAGCCAGCTCGTTGGCCAGTAGCCCGGGGTCGCCTAGCGCATAGTCACCCGGTACACCGCGAGCGGATAATGGCCCACGCAGCGCGAGTATCTTCGCCTGATCTATATTCAGGGGGGAGTCCCAGATCAGGCGCCCGGCACCAGCTATTACCCCTTCCCACCCGGGCGGGATATGCTCAAGGATACTTCCGACGCCGATGAAGTCGGCCTCCTCGACGGGCACCCAGCGTGCGTGCATATCGGTGAAGTGATCGAT